CCCGCCGAGGGGCTGGTCACCGCGACGGCCGCCCTTGCCGTGTCCGGCACGACCAACGACGCGACGAGCAGCCCCGTCGTGATCACCGTCACGCTCAACAGCGCCGATCAGGGGCCCGTGACCGTGCAGGCGAACGGCGCGTTCTCCAAGACGGTCACGCTGGCCGAGGGCGCGAACACCATCGTCGTCACGGCGACCGACGCGGCGGGCAAGGTGTCGACGGTCACGCGGAACGTCACGCTGGATACCTCGGTGCCGCAGATCGTTTCCGCCGGAATCACACCCAATCCCGCCGACGCCGGCGCTACCGTCACCATTACGGTCGTCGTTCAGTAGTTCGGCCAATGGCTGAACGACTCGGCAGGAAAGGAGTGCTGCTATGGCAGACACACGAACACTCAGTTGCAGTTCGCTAAGCGAACTGCCCGAGTTCGCGCAAAGCGCGAAACTCGTAGTTCCGCTGCAGAGCGACGTGGTGTACGTCACGGGGACGGTGAATGCCGTGCCGACAACGTGGACGCGGGGCGACGGCGACGCCTGGACGACGACGGCGGACAGGTCCGCGGACGACGTGTACCGCGTCGAGCTGGAAATGATCACCGCCGCAGGGAGGACGTACACGGCCGCCGTCACGCTGTACTACGGGCTGCTCAACCTCATTACCGACCGCACGCAGGCCGACGCGGACGAGGTGAAGCGGCTTGCGGCGAAGGGGTATGCCGCAATGACGACAGAAGAAAAAGCCGCCTGGGACGCCGGCTTGAAGGGCGCGTACAACGCGTCCGACCTCAACCGCGTCGGGAGCGCCGTCGGGTACGTCGCCGGCAGGCTGACGGACGCGGGGTATGGGATAGACGTAAGCCCGCACGTCGGCTGGACGGAGGGCGGGATACCCGACGCAGAGGAGGCGGCCGCGTATCTCGCCTGCGTCGCAGCCGTGCGCGCGGTGCTTGCCGGCGCACTCCCCGGCCTTCCCGCGCTGCCGGAGGATATGGACAGGCTGACCTTCGCCGAGGCCAACGCCATCGAGCAGGTGCTGCTTGACGTCAACGCCGCGCTCGACCGCATCCGTGCGGGGGCGTTCTATGCGGGAGAGCTTTATGCAAACGATGTTTGAGCGGCCTGCAGGCCGTTCAACGAAACAGAAAGGATGACAAAACATATGCAGGACAGAATTTCCGCCTATCCCGGACGCGTAAAGCTGACGCCGGTCGCGGGACAGGCCGATACCTACGATCTGACGCGCGCCGACCAGCCGACGCAGGAGGGCACGCCGCTGAACAAGGCCTCGCTGCTTTCCGACGAAACCGTACAGGCGTGGAGCGGCTACGGTCACCCGTGGGACAAGAACGTATCGGAGGTCACGCCCGACGACGTGCTCGCCCGCATCGCTTACCTGCGCGGACAGGCCGGCGGCATCGCCACGCTGGACGCCGCCGGAAAGCTGATGGAATCGCAGCAGCCTGACCCGACGCCTGTCGAAACCTCCGGCACATCGCTGAATCTGACGAGCTATGATTATGCGTTTTCCGGCACGAGAAAGACGGCGACGATCACGTCCCTGCCATCGTCCGGCGTATCCAACGGCATCTATTTCTACGGCTCGGCGTGGGCGAACGGCGAGCAGATGAGCGCAGGGGACGTGATCAAGCTGACCAACAGCAGCGGGAAGACCATCCAGCTCAACACGGCGCAGTCCAGTATGACGTACAGCGGCAACGTGCTGACCATCACCCCGCACGGCTACAGGGACACGAACTGCATCGGCATCTGCCTCCGCTTCCTCCGCACGGGCTCCTACAGCCGCCCGTTCATCACGAAGCTGTACCAGTAGGAGGCGGCATATGTACATCGACATCGTACAGCTTGCCGCGTTTCTCGGCGTCCCGACGGCGGTGACAGGCCTCTGCTTCTGGCTGCTCAGGCGGCGCATCGACAGGCGGGAGGACGAACGCGCGGAGATCGAAAGGGCGAGAAAGGAACTGGATATGGCGCTCATCAAGGGCGTCAACGCCGCCATCGCGCTCGGAGAAGCGACCGCGAAGGCCGTCCAGCGCATTCCCGACGCCCATTGCAATGGGGACATGAGCGACGCGCTGCACTATGCCGCGCAGGTCAAGCACAGCCAGAAGGATTTCCTGACAAAGCAGGGAATCGAGCACTTGCATACGGATTAAACGGAAAGGAGCACATATAATGGATTTTTACGGCATCACGTCCGTGGCTGCGGTCACGGTGATCTGCGCGCTGGCCGCGCAGGCGGTCAAGGCCACGAAGCTGGACAGCAAGTGGCTACCGGTCATCTGCGGCGCGCTCGGCGGCGTCCTCGGCGTCGCCGGCTCGTTTGTCATCCCCGATTTCCCGGCGTCCGACCCCCTCACCGCCGTCGCCGTCGGCATCGTCTCCGGCCTCGCCGCCACCGGCGCGCATCAGGTCTTCAAGCAGCTTTCCGGCGGCAAATCGGAAACGGAGGAAAAGCAGGAATGAATATTGCATGCTCGATCAGCATCGGGGACGATTATTTGACGCTGGAGTTGAACGAAGTCGGCAAAGACGAAACCGATAGGGTCTATGCGTCGTACCTGATCTCCGAATTTTACAAAAACGCGCTGCGCATCGGTAAACCGCACAGGCGAAACAGAAGACAGGCAGGCCGCATTCGGACTAAGGAAGCAAAGACAGGGACACATAAAACGGATTATGCCGCACGCCGGTCATGACGGAAGGCCGAAACGAAAAGCCGCCGCGGTTTTTGCCGCGGCGGCCGGGGAGAAAAGATTATTTATCGATCGGTACGATATCCAGCTTGTAACCGAGCGGACGCAGCACTTTGTGCAGCGTATCGATCTGCGGAACGCATCGAAGACTTTCCATTCGAGCAATCGCCGACTGCTTCAAACCGGCACGTTCCGCAAGCTCTTTTTGCGTCATGCCCCTGCTTTCCCGGGCTTCAATCAACTTCCCGATCAGGGAAACCTCAAAGTCGATGCGGTCCTTTTCCTCCTGCGTGATCAAATCGGAATCGTTCCACAGGGATTCAAACGTTGTGAATTCCCGTTTATGATTCATATTCATAAGATTCAGTCCTCGCTTTCCAAAAAATCAGCCAAATTTCGTTTGGCCTGCTCAATTTCCCGCAGCGGTGTTTTCTGCGTTTTTTTAATAAAATGATGAAGCAGCACAAATGTGTCTTCTCTCCAGTAAAAAAACAATATCCTATTGTCCAACGGCCGAAGCTCCCAAATCCCGCCGCCTATATGCTTAACTACAGGTGCTCCGATTCTTGTCCCATAGGTTTCAAGAGCACGGATATAGGTCAATATCTTTTCTTTGTTGATGCGTGCGTGCTTGCTCGTCTTTG